GTAAAAAAACTTCTTAAAGACGTATTAAGGTACAAATCACCTAAGGATCGTGAAAAAACGTTTAATGAAGCTTTAGAATTAAATCCTGAAACACCCAAGTTTATGACATCTAGGCAATTCATGGAATTTGTTGGCTCAGATTATGCGGGCTTGTTTGACGGCTACGCCAAAGGCGGCAGCGTCTCGGTCTACGATCCAACAAGAATCGATGAGATCATAAATGGCATCGATGAGCCGCAAGGTTACGCTGAAGGCGGGTCAGTGAGTGCATTGGAAGAAGATACAAAAGCAGCGTTTGGCATTTACCCTAAACAGCGGGCAAAACCAAGCTCTAAAGAAACCAAGGCAGCGGCTGCTGAGGCAGCGCAGTTTGCAGCAGAGATGCTGATTCCTCAAAGTGCTTTTGATGCCGGCTTGATGCTGATACCTGGCGGCAAAGTGGCACGTAAAGCCGGTGCTGCACTGATTGCACTTGATGCAGGAGATGCTAAAGCAGGTGGCTTGTCTTCTTTAATGAAACTTTTATCTAAAGAAGCACCTGCTCAAGCTAAGTCAATTAGAGAAGCATTGGGCAGAGCATACACAAAAGACGTTGAGCATTCTGTTGTGGGATCTAGCGATCGTGGTCCTGCCGGTTCAATTATGTCAGGCGATTGGGATTCTGTACAACCAAACCAATTAGACATTCAGCGCGCATTAAAAAGTGATAAGTCAATTGTTGATTTTCACACGCATCCTCAAGGAGGCCAAGCTGCTTTTGACATTGCACCAAGTGAGTCAGACTTTAGATTTTATTCAAATGAATATTTTCCAGGAGCCAAAGGCCGTGAACTAAGAACTATTATTGCCTCACCTGCTGCAAATAGAACTCCAACGTCTTATTCTTTTTTTGCTACAGACAATCCAAGCAACGTGTTTGACAGACGTACCATGAACAATGCTGTCTATGAACTACAGCGTGCAGGACCTAAAGGTATTTTTAAGTCAGTCATGGATGATCCAAGGTTTCGTGAATATTTTGATGCAGGTGGAACCATGGGTGAACTTGCAGGAAATATTGCTCCTCTTTCACTTCTGGATTTACGTAAAGCACAAAATTTAGGAAGAGGTGAATTAAAACTAAGCGGCAAGCCTTTGTCTCAAAACAGGGACTCATCTAACATTGAGTTGTTTAACATGATGAATCCACAAGCCGTAGAGTTTTTAAAGTCTAAAAAGTTTGCAGAAGGCGGCGAGGTAAATGCACCTGATATGGAGTTCAAAGAAGATCCAGAAGCATTGCGTCTTTACAAATACGCAATGAAGCAGGCAATGCCTAACAGAGAAGATACCATGTCTAGTACTGGAGCTGGCGCACGCGCTCGTGTAGCTGGCGGTGACTTTAGTGCAGGCATCGACATGAACCGCATGACTCAAGGTCAGCAAGACCAACTGATGAAGTCTCTTGCAGCCAACTACAACATCAACCTTGGCGATTTGAATCTAAACGCCAGGATGGAAAAGCCTCTTGATGCAAAAGACGTTTACGTTGGAATGCTTAACGGGTCGATACCGCTTGGTGTAGGCCGTGCAATGCTTGGCGTGCAAGGTGTCAAAACACCTTATGGCAGTGATGTTTTAGGCTACAACGTAGGATATTCCGGCAAGGTGGGTCCTGGCCTGTTGAGCACCAATGTGAACATACCTAAGCAAGGTAAAGCTTCAGGTCAAGTGCGATACCAGATTCCTTTTGCAGAAGGCGGCAGCGTGTCAGTCTATGATTCTGGCCGAGTAGATGCAATCGCTAACCAATTTATGTGAGGTAAAGAATGGCAACCAAAAGACTACAAGACGATTTGCCTGAAGGCGAGAGCGTTGAACTCGAGGATGTTGACAACGAAGTTGAAGACACAGAAGATGGCGGTGCCATTCTGCGTGAGAAGAACGACGATGACCACGCTACAAAGCTTGCACACTTTGCCAACATAGTTGACGAGGTTGATCAAGACATGCTCAAGACGGCCATCAATGACTTGATGGAAAAAATTGAGAACGATAAAGAAGCACGCGAGAAGCGTGACAAGCAATACGAAGAAGGCTTGCGCCGTACCGGTTTAGGCGACGATGCACCTGGCGGTGCTCAGTTTACAGGCGCAAACAAGGTTGTGCACCCAATGTTGGTTGAAGCGTGCGTAGACTTCTCTGCACGCTTCATGAAAGAAGTGTTCCCGCCTAACGGTCCGGTTAAAAGCAAGATCTACGGCGTGCGTGACAAGTCCAAGATTCAGAAAGCAGAGCGTAAAGCCGAGTTTATGAACTGGCAAACAACTGAGCAGATGGTCGAGTTCCGTGGTGAGCTAGAGCAGCTTAGTACGCAGCTGCCACTTGGCGGTGGCCAATACATGAAGTTCATGTGGAACCCGCTGCATCGCCGTCCTAACTCTGAGTTCATTGCAATCGATGACGTTTACTTGCCGTTTGCAGCAACTAACTTTTACACCGCTGAGCGCAAGACTCACGTGCAGTACATCACCAAGTTTGAGTACACAAGGCGCGTTAAGTCAGGCATGTATATTGACGTTGACTTAGGCATTCCTGATGATCCTGAGTTCAGCAAGTCGAGCCAAGCTAATGATAAGATCGAAGGCCGTAAAGACCTGAGCTACAACGAAGATGGTCTGCGCACAATCTACGAAGTCTATACGTACCTTGACTTTGGCGATGGCCCTGAGCCGTACATCTTGAGCATTGACAAATCAACTGATATGGGCTTAGGCTTGTACCGTAATTGGGAGCCTGATGACGAACGCCAACTTGAGCTTGACTGGATTGTAGAGTTCCCATTTGTACCATGGCGTGGCGCTTACCCAATCGGCTTGACACACATGATTGGCGGTCTGAGCGGTGCAGCTACAGGCGCTTTGCGTGCTTTGCTAGACTCTGCACACATTCAGAACGTGCCTACGCTGCTTAAGCTTAAAGGCGGCCCTGGCGGTCAGACTCTAAACGTCCAACCGACCGAAGTGGTTGAGATGGAAGGCGGTGCACTGATCGATGACGTGCGCAAGTTAGCTATGCCGATTCCATTTAATGGACCAAGCCCTACATTGTTCCAACTCTTAGGCTTCTTGGTCGAAGCAGGTAAAGGCGTTGTGCAAACGTCGTTTGAAAAGCTGTCTGACCAGAATCCTAATCAGCCTGTCGGTACAACCATGGCTCTTATTGAGCAAGGCATGGTGGTATTTAGCTCGATTCACAGCCGCTTGCATGGCTCAATGGCTCGTTGCTTCAAGATTTTGCACCGCATCAACAGTGCTTACTTGACCATCGAGGACATTGAAGCTCAGTCACAAGGTTTAGAGATTGATCCTTCGGACTTTGACGGCCCGATGGACGTCATACCTGTCAGCGACCCTGCAATCTTTAGTGAGACCCAGCGTTTTGCGCAGACACAAGCCGTCATGCAGCGTGCGCAAGCAATGCCGCAGATGTACGATGCGCGCAAAGTAGAAGAAATGTTCCTTCGCAGCATGAAGGTGCCTGCAAATGAAGTTTTGCAGCCCTTGCCTGGCAGCGAAGACATGGACCCTGTCTCTGAAAACGTTGCAGCTGCTATGGGCCGTCCACTTTACGTGCTGCCATCTCAAGATCACATTGCGCACTTGATGACGCATATTCCGTTTCTTAAGTCTCCCTTGTTTGGCTCAAACCCTGCCATCATAAAAACGTATTTATACCCAATGGCTACTCACTTGCGTGACCACTTGCTCAACTACTACCTAGTTGAGGCGCACACCGCTGTTGATAAGGCACAAACAGAGGAATTGATTCCTGAAGAAACAGAAGACCAGGTTAAAGTTATCTTAGAAGTGCAAAAGTTCATTGAAAACCAGCTTGCAAGCTTTGCTGAAGAGCTTGCACAAATTGATCAAGCTGCTCAGCAGTTTGCACCTCAACCGCCAATGCCGCCTGATAAGGCTATGGAAATTGCGCAGCTCAATGCACAAGTCCAAGGTCAAGCAATGCAGCAGCGCATGCAAGTTGATCAAGCTAAATTGCAAATGGATCAGCAGAAAATGCAATCGCAGCAGCAGCTTGACCAACAGAAAATGCAGTCACAGCAACAGCTTGAAGCGGCTAAGTTGCAATCACAGCAGCAGCTTGAAGCGGCTAAGATTTCTGCACAACAGCAAGAGATTATGCAACGCACACAAGCTGAGCAATTTAAACAACAAGCCGAAAACGAGCGTACAGCAGCTGAGTTGCAGACACGCGAACGCATGAACACGGCTGACAATGATACGGCGAAACTTCTGGCCGCTGCTGAGATGGCAACAGGCGAGAAGGTTGCGTATAGCACCGGAACCGGCATTAACCCTAACCCTTAAGGAGAACACTATGAGCGATAAACCAACACCAGGCACAGTTCCTATGACAGGTGCATTTGTTAAGCAAAAGCACCGCCTAGCTGCAGGTGAAAAACTAAATGGTCAAACCCTGCCAGCAGCGCCCTCGACACCTAAGACTCCTGCGTGAACATTGAGTCACAACTTCTGAATCGCCTTAAAGCAGAGCAGCAGTCATTTGCTGTTGATGCCTTAAAGCGGCCACAGACCCGCGACACTTTTGAGTACGGGTATCGCGTGGGAATGTTTGCCGGTTATGAGGCGGCAATCAACGTGCTATTGAAACTTTTAGACGAGGAGAAAAACTTTGACAATGACCTATGAGGACGCAATGGCGGAGGCTTTTCCAGCAGTAGATGCTGGCATTCAGCCTTTCGGAAGCCGTGTTCTGATTCAGATCCGTACACCAAAAAAGAAATCAGCTGGTGGTATCATCATTGACATACATGGTTCTAATGAAACTGAAAAGTGGAATACCCAGATTGGCAAAACAATTGCCTTGGGCCCGCTAGCGTTTAAGAATCGCAATGACATGAAGAGTTGGCCAGAAGGTGACTGGTGCAAAGCCGGCGAATTCGTTCGCGTAGCTAAGTACGGTGGTGATCGCTGGGAAGTCAAGATTCCTGGCACAGACGATTCTGCAATGTTTGTTATTTTCAACGACTTGGATAT